AACTACAAGGGATCTAATGGATACTTTAGAATTTGCAGATTATCTGCTTAAACGGCTACGTGTCGCACAATCTTCAAGAAACGATGTGCTTATTGGCGGATCTATTGAAGATATGGAACAATATAGAACAATAGTTGGTGAGTGTACAGGTCTATCACTAGCTATTGATGAAATTAAAGACCTGCTAAATAAAATGGAGAAGATAAATGGCTGAATTAGCTGATCGTATCCTAAACTTTGATTCAAAAAGTGGCGATACGCAAGAAGTAAAAGAAGTTGAGGAGGTGGCAGTACAAGAGCCAATTGAAATGTCTGAATCTCAGATTGACCAGTTGCCGCAGCCTACTGGCTATAGACTCTTGATTATGCCTTTTCAGGGCAAGCGCACAACTAAAGGTGGGATACATCTTACAGAAGAGACTGTAGAGCGCGAACGTCTTGCAACAGTAGTTGGTTATGTATTGCGAGTTGGCGAGGATGCTTATAAGGACAAATCACGCTACCAATCAACTTGGTGTAAAGAGGGTGATTGGATTCTATTCGGACGTTATTCTGGAGCTAGAATTCCAATTGAAGGCGGGGAAATTCGTATTATCAATGACGATGAAGTTATTGCCACAGTTACATCACCAGATGTAATCCTGACAACATACAGATCATAAGGAGTCTGCAATGGATCCAATAAATAGTGAAAATGAAGAAGTTGAAGTAGAGGTTGAGGTAGAACAGGATGATAATAAACAGCAGGAGCCAGCTGCCGAAGCTGAGCGAACAACAGAAGCGTCTGCTGAAGAGGATCATGAGGAATCCAGTACGAATGCTGATGATGAAGTTGAGCAATATAGCAAGAAAGTTCAAAAACGTATTTCTAAGCTGACGCATAAACTGCGTGAAGCAGAGCGTAGAGAACAGGCTGCTATTCAGTATGCCCAAGGTGTACAAGAGCAGCTAGGCCAGCAATCAAATCAGCTACAGAATCAGGTGCGAACTAAAGATGAGGCTCTGTTCACTCAATATGTTAAAAATATTGATGGGCAGCTTGAGATTGCAAAAGAGAACTACAAGAAGGCTCATGATGTTGGTGATGTGGATGCAATGATGGAGGCTCAGACCGATCTATCACGTTACTCTGTTGAAAAGGAGAACTTGAAGCGTGTTGCTACCAAGCGGAAGCGTAGCGCACAGCAACAGCGGCCTCAGCAGCAACAGCAGCAAATGCAGCAGCAAGTACCACCGCAGACGCAACAGGCTCCACAAGCACCCGCTCCAGTAGATGAGAAGGCGCAAGAATGGGCTGAAAGCAATGAGTGGTTCGGTAAGGATGAGGTGATGACATATGCTGCATTCGGAATTCACAAAAAATTATTAGAGGAAGGGGTAGACCCGACGAGCGATTTATATTATAATAGGCTTAATAGTGAGCTAAAGACGAATTTTCCTACTAAATTAGGGAATACTAATATAGAGTCTGATGCTCCTCCTAAACATCAGCAGGTAGCTGGTGCATCCCGGACAGGGAAAGCCACTAACCGTGGCAATAAAGTCAAACTCACACCGAGCGAGGTTTCAATCGCTAACAAATTAGGTGTGCCCCTTGAGCAATATGCCAAGTATAAGAAAACTGCGTGAGGATTAAATCATGAGTGAAACAACGACACGAGAAAGTCGCAAAACTGAATCACGAGACAGTGAGTCTCGCCCTGTAACCTGGCAGCCGCCTTCAATGCTGGAGACGCCTCCTGCTCCTGATGGGTTTAAGTACCGTTGGCTGCGTACCGAAATGCTTGGTCAAGAGGATCGTACCAATATGACCAAGAAACTACGTGAAGGTTATGAGCTTGTGAAACCTGAGGACGTACCGGCAAAATATCAGTTGCCAACTATGGGTGAAGGCCAGCATAAAGGCTTCATCGGAGTAGGTGGCTTGGTTCTTGCTAAGATTCCTCTTGAGATTGTTGAGCAGCGCAATGCTTATTATGCTCAACGCACAGCCGATCAGCAGGCTGCAATCGATAATGATTTAATGAAACAGAGTCACGCGTCAATGCCTATTGATAAACCAGAGCATTCAAGCCGCGCGACTTTTGGTAGTCCTAATACTGGTTAAATAATTCAAGGAGTCCAAAATGGCAAATACAGATGCCCCTAATGGTTTTACTCCAGTTCGTCACTTGACAGGTGGTACTATTCGCATGAGTGAGTACCCAATTGCAACCGATTCTGCTACTGCTATTTTCAGTGGTGATATGGTTGAGCTTCTGGCGACTGGTTATATTGATGTAGGCGACGATGATTCAGCATCTTTCCTCGGTGTTTTTGCAGGTTGTAAATACACCAACGAAGCTGGTGAGATCGTCTTTAGTAAGTACTGGCCAGCAGCTCAGGCGACACTCGCTGATGCTGATGCAGTAGCCTATGTATATGATGATCCTAACATTGTATTCGCAGCACAGTGCTCAGGCACTCCTGCTTCTACTCTGGTAGGTGCTCTTGTTGATCTGGACAACACCGATTCTGGTTCTACCAGTAATGGTCGTTCTGCTCAGCAGGTAGATGAGGATGCCTCTGCTGATGATTTCTTCCGTGTGCTCGGTCTTGTTAACAAGCCTGGCAATGCATGGGGTGAGTTCGCAGAGATCGAAGTCACAATCAGTAAGCACGCCCTTGGTGCGCAAGCTGGCGCTGCAATTTAAGGAGGCATGAATAATGGCTATTAATCGCGCACAATTGGTTAAAGAGCTTGAGCCAGGCCTCAATGCTCTCTTTGGGATGGAGTATGACCGCTACAAGGATGAGTGGAAGGACATTTTCGATACTGAAAGTTCTGACCGCGCATTTGAGGAAGAGGTACTGCTCTCTGGTTTTGGTGAAGCTTCAACTAAGGCTGAAGGCGGCGGCGTAACTTATGACACCGCGCAGGAAGTCTGGACTGCTCGCTATCAGCATGAGACTATCGCTCTGGCGTTTGCTCTTACTGAGGAAGCAGTTGAGGATAACTTGTATGACAAGCTCTCCTCTCGTTACACCAAGGCACTCGCCCGTTCTATGTCTCACACTAAGAATGTTAAGGGCGCTGCCGTTCTTAACAACGCCTTTAGCAATAGCTATACCGGCGGTGACGGCGTAGAGCTTTGCGGAACTCATACTCTCCTGCACGGAGCGTCTGTTTCTAATGAGCCTTCTACTGCGGCTGATCTTAATGAGACTTCACTTGAGAATGCTGTAATTGATATTGCTAAGTTCACCGATGAGCGTGGACTGAAGATTGCAATTCAGCCTTCTAATCTGTGCATTCCTACTGATCTTCAGTTTGTTGCAGAGCGTGTACTGAATAGTACTGGTCGTGTTGCTACTGCTGATAACGATCTGAATGCACTGAGCTCAACCTCTGCGATCCCTGGCGGATACAGTGTCAACCACTTCCTGACTGACCCAGATGCATGGTTCCTGAAAACTGATGCACCTAACGGTCTGAAGCACATGAAGCGTGTTGGCATTAAGACTGGTATGGAAGGTGACTTCGAGACTGGTAATGTTCGCTTCAAGGCTCGTGAGCGTTATAGCTTCGGCTGGTCTGACTGGCGTGGAGTATATGGCAGCCCAGGTGCCTAAGTAGTATGGTAAGAATCCCCTCTGATGAGGGGATACTTACTTTTACTTTCTAAATTTATAGAGAGTAAAACTAAGTATTTGAATAGATCCTATGGCCGCCAGCTATAGGAGTTGACTGAACTAAACAGGAGAAATATTATGGCAACTACTCATTTTTCAGGACCAGTAAATTCAACTGCTGGCTTCCAAAACGGTACTGGCTCTGTAGAGACTCTTGCAGCAGCCAAAACTCTAGTAGCAGCAGATAATGGCAAGACATACTTTCTTGGTCTAGCCGGTGGATTCACTGTTACCCTTCCTGCTCCAGCAGCAGGAATGCGTTTTAAATTCATTGTGTCGGTAGCGCCTACCACTGCTTACATTATCACCACTAATGGCGGTGCTGACATCATGATTGGTGGCATCAATGAGCTTGAAGTCGATACTGCAGATGACGGCCCTTATG